CAGTGACTGTGACCACTTCTCAATGACGCTGGCAATCTCGCGGTTGCCGCGCTGACCGAAGTGTCGCTCGACCACATCGTCCGGCAGGCCGGATTCGTTGATGTAGTGGATCGACGGCTGGGTCATTGAGGAGGTGTTGCCGTAGCGCGGGTCGAAGAACTCGTCACCGACCGCACCATCCATCTCGTCGTACGACTCGACCGTCATGAGTTCGGACCCGCCTCCATCTTGAAATCAAGTTCGCGCACCGAGTGGAGGCGACTGGCAATCGTGTACTGCCGCTCGAGCTCCTCCAGGGCCGGCTCCAACTCACGAGTGCGCACCGACTTCCACTCGCGACGGAAGTCCTCTATGCGCATAGCGCGAACCCGCAACTCACTGAGGCGCGCAGAGTGCCCACCCGCCATGCGCATGATCTCGTCGGGCTCGCGGTTGTGGAACGTCTTCATGTCCGCGAAGGCGTCATCCACCTCGGCTCGCACGGAGTCGATCGACCCCCCCACGATGGCGTGGTGCTCGGTCGTGTCCAGTGGCGTTATGGGGCGCGTAACACCGCCCGGGGAGGGATTTTGCCCCACCGAACTGGTCATTACGAGCTTGTTTCCTGCCATGATGCCCCTTTCATCGGCTCGTCCCGCCCTCGAGATGGAGTCTGTCCAAGTCGGCCAGATGGATCTTGCAGGCGCGCCGAGACCTGCACTACTCTGCAAGCAACCCCACCCCGGTCATTCCCCCGTAACCGTGGTGGGGCCTCTATGTTCATACGAGGAACATGTCGAAGACTGGCTCGTCCTGTGCGATCAGCCGCTGAGCGTCGATCTTCTCCTGGAGGTGACCCAGGATGGCCATGCGTGCGGCATCGAGAGCGTGGAACTTGCCCTTGTTGAACTGCTTCTTGCCGTACGCATCCGTGTTGCTCTTGGAGACCACGTAGGTCTGACCCTGGAACTCGCGGATCATGTCGATGTCCCAAGGGAGCAGGATCTGGCGCTGGTCGACGTAGAGCCGAAGCATGTCCGAGCTGTACTCCAGGACGTTCGCCTTGATCTCCACCAGGTCGTCCGGGTCGTAGACATCCTCATCGGTGTCCTCGTAACCGATGATGATCTTCTCCGAGAAGTTGTAGCCCCGCATGGCGGCCGAGAAGCCAGGAATCTTGCTCTCGACGATCTCCTGGAAGATCGGGAGCCCCAGACCGGTGCGGTCCATCGAGATCGCCCGGGGACGGTAGAAGTCCCAGATCTTGTTCAGGACCCGTCGTTGGTCCGGCGAGCTGATGCGCTCGAGGTGGACGCGCGCCAATGTCTTCAGACGCATGTCCGGAAGGTCGGCCCTGTGTCCACCGGTCTTCGACTGGGGGTACTCCTCGCCCATGACAAGGATCTCCGAGGGGTGGTTCGTCATGCCGACGTCCATCCCGACCCAGACTCGCTCGTAGGCCCTGTGACTAGCAGGGAAGTCCAGGAGTGCCTCGATCGGCATCTGGGTGTCACGGACCTTCTCGTCGTTGATCCGCTCGTGGTAGTACTCGCTCATGTTGTAGTGCGAGTTCTGGTCCTGGTCGACACACTGCATCAACCTGGTCAGCACGAACAGGGCCGAGCTGGCGTCACCATGTAGGCCCAAGATGTTGCGGCGGTAGTCGGGGTGATCCCGTGAGCCGTAGAGCTCGGCCTTGGCTGCACGCTCCTCCGACGTCCAGTCCGGTCGGTGCATCGCGGTCACCTTGTGGACGAACCAGCCACTCTCGGGCTGAGTCTGCTTGTAGTAGCGGTCTCGGACGCCTCGAGACACGCCATGGGCCCGCCAGGTGGCGTCCTCCTCGCCATACTTCAGCGTCTCGCCGAGCTCCACCCAACCGGGCTCTGGGTAGTCCTGCGCCTCGTCCATCTCGAGCTTCTTGGGGTGCTGGCCCTTCACTCCGCGCCCATCCTTCTGCGGGATGCGGCCGACGATGCGGGATCCATTGCGGAAGTTCACGCCGAAGGGGCGGTGCGTGATGCCGTTACTGGTGCCGGACTTCTTCAGGAACTCCTTGCTGAGCCGGGTGCTCAGGATCCGGTCCTCGATGTTCTTCGTCACCGGGTCGAGGTGGATCATCTCCGGCGCGGTGATGAGCATTTCCTCACCCGGGTTGGTGAAGGCGAAGGCCCAGGCACGCATCTGGATCCCCACCGACTTGCCGATTGCTCGAGCGCACTGGTCGATTTGGAACTTCGACCGGTTGCGGTACCAGGGGTACTGAAAGTCCCAGCACCGGAACACGAAGTCCTTGCTTGTCTCATCGGTCCAGGAGAACTCGGCAATGTCGATGCCGCTCTGATCCTGGAGGATCGCGTAGAGGTATCTTTCTTCCTCTGTCAGGTCGGCAATGACACTCATGACTCTTCATCGACCTGGGCGAGCAGCAGATTCCGAACACCTACAAGCGGACTTCCAGATACTTGCGGTAGAGACTGGTGGCGATCCCGGGTCGCTCGTCGATCAGGTTGAGGAAGGCTGCGGTCGCCATCGCCTTGCGGTACTCGACAAAGTAGACCGGCGACTTCCTCAAGGCGGCCGCGATCAGGCGCATCTCGTTCACGTCAGGGTCGTACTTGCCGCGCAGCATCCTGCGGTACTGGGTTCGGCTCATGGCGATCTGCTCGCAGAACTGTCGCTCGCTGACCTGGAGTAGCTTCGGGAGCACCTCGATCAGCGGCAGATCGTTCTCCTCGCCGTAGACCAGACCCTCGAAGTCGACGACCTCCTCCCTGGGCATCGGCCGCTGGCCGATCCTGCCGGGCTGGGCGTGGACCTGCTTGATAAAGTCAGCCAGGAGTGAATGCATGGCATCTGGACGGGCGTTGAAAACGGCGACCCATGCGCGTTTGGTGGCCGAACTTGGCGGACCCGCCAGGTGTGAGAGCGACGGATAGCGCTGAGCCATCTCCTCTGCCGGCATCCCCTTGCCGCGCTTGCGACGAGGCTTCTCGACCTCCATGTCGGTCACCCCTTCACCTCAGGAGTGTCACAGCGTGGGTCGGGCGAGGTCTCGGGTTCCGGTGTACAGAGCACCACCGGCTCCCACCAGTGGTCGACACCCTCGCGTGTGAAGTCCCCCCCAGTCTTCATTGCTGACGGATCCAGATCGCCTGGTTCGCCCTGAACGCCTCGCTGTGCTCATCGAAGTCCTTGATCACCCTGTCGCGGATCCACTCGAGGATCGACTCCATGGAGAGGTCGAGCATCCTTCGCTCTTCCTCATCACAGCGGTCGTAGGTCATGACCATCGACCGCAGCTCGTAGAACTTGGTCACCACGAGTTCGTATTGCTCGTTGCGGTGATAGCCGAAGCGCTTCGCGCGCTCCAGGAGGCTGGCTGTGTAATCCGCCAGGCTTTCACCCTTCTCCTTATCCCTGGTGGCCTTGTCGATCCCCAGGGAGGCTTTCAGGAGGCGAATTTCTACGGAATACTCTTTGATGTTGTTCTTCAATTGCCCTTCATCGACCCTGGCATACAGATAGTCGAAGCCCTGGGCCATCCAGAGTCCCCAGCGATACGACAGGACCTCGAGCATCAGCAGACGGTCGAGGTCCTGGAGGTCGGAGATGTTGGGGAACATGTTGTCGGCGCCGTAGCGGTCACGCCGACTCTCGTACCAGTCGGCCTCCTCCTGGGTCTGGAGATGGAGCTCTGACCCAGAGGGGGACATCACCGGGTAGAGCGTGATTCCGTACGGATTGTTGCCCACGGCCTGCTGCGTCATGTCAGCAGTGAATCACAGGGCTGTAACTCTGGACCAGGTTTTGGCCCAGAATCAGCCTCGTGTCGAAATTCGCACACCGCGCTCGACAAGTCCGTCCGCGTCGCCGCACTGGAACGTGTCGTCGATCGGTCGGTGCGGCCAGGGGTGAGTGAGGAAGCAGCGGTTGCACCAGTGCTCCCCGTCCAGGAGCCAGATCCAGAAGTGCTTCCCGTCGCGGCAGGTCACGTCAGTCCTCAACAGGCAGGGCGGTCAGGTCGATCTCGACACCCTCGGGGTGTCCTGGCGTCACGTAGCGCTTGCAAGAGTAGCCATCGGTCACCGCGTTGTCATCACTGATGATCCTCCCCTTCACGAGCCCGTCCAGCACCGCCTTCTCGAGGTTGTCTCGATCCGGCTTCCTGGTGTGATGGGTGATCCGAGCGGGGTAGCTCACGGGCTTATGGAGGTTGAACCTCATGACCGTGATGAAGCGGTAGCCGACCAGTGGGAGCAGAAAGTCCTCGCCATCCCCCTCGGCCTGGAGGCCGGCCAGCTGAGTCCTAGCGGTGTCGCCGACGTGATCCTCCCAGACCACCGTGGCCTCAGGTGTGTAGAACTGCGGGAACGGCCTGCGGCCCTTGGGGGTGATCACCTTGGCCTTGGGGCGCTCCTTGGCGACCGGAGCGCCTGGGATGAACAGTCGCAGGCTTACGGCCCGACCTGCGACGAGAGCTGCTGGGAACCCTTCCGGGAAGGCGGGGAAGAGCTCTTCAGCCTGTGACACGCAGTCCGCCCCCAGAGTCCGTGAGCCTCAAGGAGCGGTGACGCCCGGGCGTCCACTCGACCAGCCCCTCCTTGGCAAGCTTCTGGAGGTAGGAGTGCATCGTCGCCACACCCACGCCAGTCTCCTCGGCCAGGTCACGAACCGTGGGTGGCTTGGAGTGGCGAGCACTCGCCTCGCCGATCAGCGCAAGTACCTCGTCCTTCGTGTCCGCATACTTCGACACTCGCGCCATCTACAGCCCCTCTGTCCGATTTTTGGATGATATTGCCAACGGGCCAAGTTCAACCACTCCTTGCTTGTTCGGCATGTCGCGGGCTCTGATTCGGAACAACGAGGCGAGGATCGAGCAGTTACGGCCCGCTCGCCGGGCCGCTCCCTCGGAGTGGACAGCCCTGGCGTGCCGGGGCTTACGATCTACACAAGCCCGACCAATGGGGTCGGAGCTCTCATGCGAGGAGATTTCACAGATGCAGGTGTTCAAGAGCCGCACCACCACCGTCTTGGTGAGTACAGCAATGCTGATCGGTCTCGGGGGTGTCGGCGGAGCAGTAGCGGCATCGAAGATCACCAGCCATCAGATCCAGAACGAGACGATCCGTTCTGTGGACGTCAAGGACGGCAAGCTGGGCTTCCGGGACTTCAACGCCTACACCCAGGACAGGATCGACGCGGGCGGTGACTCCGGTTCAGACGGCGCTCAGGGTCCAGCTGGCCCGAAGGGCGACAAGGGCGACAAGGGAGAGCCCGGCAGTGACGGTCAGGACGGCGCTCCCGGAGCCGCAGGTAAGGACGGGGTCTCCGGCTACGAGGTCAAGTCGTGGGACTACGCCACGGTCTCCGGTGGAGGTTGGGCCGACATGGGCTGCACCAAGGACTCCGGCAAGGTCCCGTTCGGCGGCGGCTACCAGTGGAAGGACGAAGACGTCGCGATGAACAAGGGTCTCGCCGTGGTCGTGGACATGCCCGGTCGTATGGACTGGTCGACCAACACTCCCGACCCGACCAAGCCAGGCTGGATCATCCGCCCGAACAAGCCTGCGAACGTGAACCCCGGCGCGCTGACGGTCTACGTCATCTGCGCATCGGTCAACTAATCTCAATCGGGCGGGGCACCGATAATGATGCCCCGCCCTCCTGGGGTCAGGCGTTGGCGTCGTCAGACACGCTGGGAGTGCCGGTGTCTGCGGGGGTTACGCCACCCTGGTCATCCGCCGTGCTGGACACGTCGCGCTCGACCGGCCCGCCCGCCAGGTTGGCCGTGCCACCGAAGTTGTCGCCGGCCGGACCTGCCTGATCCTTCGGCTCCACCTCCCAGGGGTTCAGCCTGCGAGTCCCCTCCCGACGCTCGTCCGAATCAACACCCGCCGGCTCCAAGATGGTCTTGCGCCTCTTGCCGGCCAGCTCGGCAGACAGGATGCGCTCACGCTCCTCGTCATCAGCACTCTCGAGCTGCTCGTTGACGGCGTCGACGCTCTTCTCACCCGGGTCGAAATCCTTAACCATGCTCACTCCTTGGTGTAGCAGCCCGGGTCCGGGCCGCGCGGGGAGGAAACTGCGCAGACGCAGAATCCTCATCCTGTATCGACTGGGTCACGTATCGAGTTGGAGCAAGGTCTGGAGAAGGGGAACGAGCACCCAGAGCAACAGGCCTAGGGCAACGAAGTTGATCCGCACCGGCTGGCTCTTGACGAAGGCGGCGATGGCGAAGCATACGGCCGCTCCGACGAGCAGCAGCAGGAAGAGGATGGACATTGAGATCACCTCCCGGGCAGGTATCCTGTCCGGTTATCGGCGAGATTCACGCCAGAATCGCATCCCACAGCGCTTGCAGCGCATGTAACACTGCCCCTGCGCGTTGGGTGTCCCGTACGAATCATCCCCGTGGCATCCTGGACAGATGACTGGGTGGTAGATCTGTGCCTGCATTGCCGCGTCCAGGGTTCGGTGGAACGAGTCAGTCATGACGACCTCCCGGGCATCTCCCGAGAATGTCTTGCTTCGACCGTAGATCCGATTCGCACGATCTCGCAGGAGAACGCGTCAGAAACTACAACGATGTGATTCGATGCTAATGTTCGGATACAGTCCACAGGCCCTTGGAGGCTTCATGAACTTCGGCAACGATCACCCCACGCGGAAGCTGAGTTGATGGGGGGCACATGAGTTACCCAAAGCAGTCGCCCCGTCGTTCGGGACTGACTCGCGTATCCATGCAGGCCAAGCACAACGATCAGGACGCATCGAAG